CCCTCGGCCGCTCCGGACATGGACCGGCCGGGGATCGTGCTGCCGCCGACGGTGCGCGAGGTGGTGATCATCGCCGATTCGGACGGCGACCCGCACGTCGGCCGGGCGCTGATCGCACGCGCGGCGAGCCGCTTCCGGCGGCAGCGGCTGTCGGTGCGCATCGTGCGCCCGCCGCCGGGGATGGACGCGAACGACCTGCTGCGGGCGGCGGCGCCCGGCGATTCACGTAGCGACAGGACGGCCGCATGAGCGCCGAGGACATCATCAAGGCCCTGGAAGATGCCGAAGAGTTCACCGAGCTCGACGAGCGGCTCGCCAAGCTCGACCGGAACGACGTGGGCAACGCCCGGCGGCTGCTGGCGCGGCACGGGCAGGACCTGCTGCATGTGCGCGAGGTCGGCTGGCACGTCTGGACGGGTACGCACTGGTGCGGCGAGACCGGGCCGATCGAGGCCGTGAAGCTCGCGCAATCGACCGCGGCCGCGATGAAGGGCGAGGCGAACGCCCTGGTCCACGCCGGGGCGCTGCCCTGGGAGACGGATGCGCAGTTCGCCGAGCGCATCACGTCGGCACGCAAGTGGGCGGTGCAGTCGGGCAATCAGAACCGGCTCTCGGCGATGGTGCTGCAGGCGTCGCCGCACCGGGCGGTGCGCGTCGACGACATGGACGCCGACCCGATGCTGCTCAACGTCGCCGGCGGCACCATCCAGCTCGGGCCCGTCGACGGCCCGGGCGACGGCGGCGTGCTGGCCCGGCCGCACCGGCGCGAGGATCGGATCACCAAGATCCTGCCCGTCGCCTGGGAGCCGGAGGCGACCTGTCCGCGATGGCTGGCCTTCCTCGAGATGATCCAGCCCGACCCGGAGGTGCGCACCTTCCTGCAGCGCTGGTTCGGCTACTGCCTGACCGGGCGGACCGACGAGGAGTGCCTGCTGATCCTGCACGGCGAGGGCGCCAACGGCAAATCGACCGTGGTCGACGTGATCCTGCACCTGCTCGGCGGTTTCGGCTGCACGCTGCCGATCGCGTCGCTGCTGCAGGAAGACCGCGGGCGGCGCGGCGCCGACGCCACGCCCGACCTCGCACGGCTGACCGGCATGCGGCTGGTCTCGACCGGCGAGGCGGACGCGTCGGCGCGGCTCGCCGAGGGCACGGTGAAGCTCTGGACGGGCGGCGACCGCCTGACCGCGCGGCACCTGAACCAGGGCTTCTTCGACTTCAAGCCGGAATTCAAGCTGGTCATCTCGACCAACAAGCGCCCGGTGGTGCGCGGCCAGGACCATGGCATCTGGCGGCGGCTGATCCTGGTGCCGTTCGGCGTGCGCATCGAGAATCCGCGGCGCAAGGCCGACGTGATGGCGGAGTTCCTGGAAGAGCTTCCGGGCATCCTGAACTGGCTGCTCGACGGCTATCGCATGTGGGCGGAACGGGGGCTCGCCGTGCCCGACGCGGTGCGGGCGGCGACGACGAACTATCGCGACGAGAGCGACCCGGTCGGCGAGTTCCTGGCTGCGGCGGTCGAGCGGCGGCCGGGCGTGCTGACCTCGGCGGCAACACTCTATGCCGCCTACTGCCGATGGTGCCGGGCGAGTTCGATCACGCCGTTCAAGAACAACGGGTTCGGCCGGGCGGTCAGCGAGCACGGCTGGAGCCGGGTCAAGGTGGGCACCTACAGCTATCAGGACATGGCGCTGGTCAACAGCTTCGCCGGGCACGACGCGCCCGACGAGCCGCCGCCGGAGCCGGGAGAGTGGATGCCGGACTGATATTCGTCCAATTGGTCCGGATTGGTCCACCGGAAACGCCCTTACAGATCAAAGGGTTCGGACCAATGGACCAATTGGACCAATTTCTCCCGGCTCTCACACATGCGCGCGCAGATCACATTCCCAGAACATCGGGTTTATTTGTCCAAATGGTCCAGGGAGACAGGCAAGTGTCTGATAAAGAAAAGCTTTCGGGCCTGGACCAATTTTCGGCATTGGTCCGTCATTCGTCCAAATCGTCCAGAGGGGGCGATGCGGCGCCGATCGGGCGGTGCGTGCGGAACGACGTGGTCACCGACGCGCTGATCGAGCGGATCGAAGCCATGGACCGCGCCGGCGAGCGGCTGGTCGGGCTCGGCGCGGCCATGCCTGGCGAAGCGGCTATCGCGCGGGTCGAGCGCAACCGGGCGGCGCGTCTGCGGTTCGCCGCGACCGAGGCCGACCGTGCCGAGCGGCTGAAGGGCGAGCCGGTCGAGCACCGGCCGCGCGGCGAGATCGGGCCGACCGCGGCGACCCGGGCGCGGCTGAAGCCGGACGTGCTGCGGCGGCTCGAGCAGAGAGGGCACATCGACATGGACCAAGTCCTCGCCGCCTATGAGATCCGCGCGATCTTCGAGGCGCTCGTGCGGGACCTCATGCCGCGGGCGGGGCAGATCCGGCTGGGTGTCGCCCACCGAAGGGCGTTCGTCCCGTCTATCGAGCGTCTGCCCGCTGCGATGGCGGCGCGCTACGAGGGCGCCTACAAGCCGTGGGCGATGTCGTTCGGTGATCGCTGGTGGCGCGTGCGCGCCGACGGCCGGCGCGTCGATTTGCGCTGCTCAGTCGTTGAGATCGTGCTCGACATCGTGGTCGACAATCGGACCGTCGACGAGGTGGCGGCCGGGCTCGGACTGCGGATGTGCGCGGCTCGCCAGATAGTGATCGGCATACTGGCCGAAGCGCTCGACGACTATGCCTGCAGGGCTGGCAACCTGCGTGCGAATGCCGCTTGACGGCGGGACGCGAGTTTCGGCATGATCTTGTCACCATGCATCAATGCGCCCGGCCGGGGATATCCCCTCGCCGGGCGCTTTGCGTTCGGGGAGACAATGCCGACCAGTCCGGGGACCTTCCGTCCTGCGCATGCCGAACAGGCGACGCGGGCTGCGCGGAGGGAAGCCGACGCGCGCCGTCCATCGGCACGCGACCGCGGCTACGACAGCCGCTGGGAGAAGGCGCGGCTCGGCTACCTGCGCAACCATCCGCTCTGCGTCGAGTGCGGAAAGACAGACCGAACCGAGCCGGCGACGGTCGTCGATCATATCCGTCCGCACCGTGGCGACCGCGCGCTGTTCTGGGACAGCCGGAACTGGCAGTCGCTCTGCAAGCGGCACCACGACGAGAAGACGGCGCGCGACGATGGTGGGTTCGGCCGCCGCCGCGTCGTCTGGTCGGGTGCGAACGGGTCGCGGTCCGAGAAGTGACTAGCACACTCGCGAAAGCCCGGCAGGGGGAGGGGGGTCAAAAAGTGCCCGACCGCGCGCTCCTGGACCGTCTGGGGCAAGCAAATGTGTGCGACCGCGGTATTGGTGAAACTTTTTTCTGGTGCGGGGCATGAGAGGGCGGAAGCCGGAGCCGGCGGAGGTCAAGGCGGCGAAGGGTAACCCGGGCAAGCGGCGCGTCGGCGCGGCACCGGATACCCTCGATCCGCTCGGCCTGAAGCCGCCGCGCGAACTGGACGCCGCCGGCCGGGCGATGTGGGAGGCGATGGCGCCGGAGCTCGACCGGAACAAGTTCCTGCGGGCGACCGATCGCCAAGCCTTCGCCCGCTACTGCGACACGCTGGCTCGCTACTGGGAAGCGGCGAGCAGGACCCGGCGCGGCGGCAAGAAGACCGCTGTCGTGTACGAGACCGAGAGCGCGCACGGCAAGATGCTGCGGATCAACCCCTGGTTCCACGTCCAGGAGCGGCTGTCGCGTCGGCTCACCGAGCTCGAGGACCGCTTCGGCCTGAACCCGATGGCGCGCCAGCAGATCCTGATGCGCCTGGCATCGGCCGGCCCGCAGGGTCAGCTGCCGCTCGGCACTCCGGAAGAGCCGGCGGCCGACGGACAGCAGGCCGATGCGCGGCAGTCACCCATCGGCATCCTCGGCGGCAGCGTCCACTGATGGCCGTGACGCCCGCCACGACGGAGCCAGTGACGCCGATGCCGCGCGGCGGTGAGCGCTTCGGCGCCTGGTTCGACGCCTTCGCGGCTGACGCGGCGTGCGGGTTCTTCCCGAAGTACCTGCGTCACACCGAGGGCGAATGGGCGGGGCGGCCGTTCCAGCTAGCGCCGTGGCAAGCCGACAGGATCATCCGGCCGATATTCGGCTGGAAGCGCGCCGACGGCTCCCGGCTGATCCGCCAGGCCTATATCGAGGTGCCGCGCAAGAACGGAAAGACCGAGTTGGCCGCGGGCGTGTCGCTGCTGGCGCTGGTCGGCGACGCTGAGATCGGCGGGCAGGCCTATTCGATGGCGGTCGACAAGGAACAGGCGAAGTTGGTCTTTCACAAGGCGGGCGTGATGGTCGGCTTCTCGCGCGAGTTGGCCGAGCTGCTCGAGGTGTTCAAGACGTCAATCTTCTGCCCCCAGCTGATGGCGAGCTTCAAGCCGCTGTCGTCGGGCCCGGCGAACAAGCACGGCTTCTCGCCGAGCTTCGCGATCGGCGACGAGGTGCACGAGTGGCCGAACGGCGATCTGCACGACGTCGTTCACAAGGGCACCGGCGCCCGTCGTCAGCCGCTGGAGATCTTGATCACGACGGCCGGCGTGCGCGGCCGCGGCTATGGCTGGGAACTGCACGAGTATGCGCGCCAGGTCGACGAGGGGCTGATCGAAGATCCGGCGTTCCTGCCGGTTGTCTTCGCTGCAGGCCAGGACGACGACTGGACCGACCCGGCGGTCTGGGCGAAGGCGAACCCGAACCTCGACGTGTCGATCAAGCGCGATTATCTCGAGGCCGAGTGCCGCAAGGCCCAGGCCTCGCCGCGCCTCGAGAACGACTTCCGGCGGTTCCATCTGAACCAGTGGACAGAGCAGGTCACGCGCTGGCTGCCGCTCGACCGCTGGGACGCATGCACGTCGCAGCCGGCGAACGCCGTTCGCTGGCGTGAGCTTGAGGCGGAGCTCGCCGGCCGGAAGTGCTGGGGCGGCGTCGACCTGTCGTCGACGTCTGACCTGATCTCGCTGACATGGGCGTTTCCGCCGCGCTCGCCGCTCGAACGGCTGATCCTGATCTGGCGGATCTGGGTGCCGGCGGACTCGCTGCGGCGCCGGGTCGAGCAGGATCGGGTGCCATACGACGTCTGGCACGCGGCCGGCTCGATCGCGAAGACGGACGGCAACGTCGCCGACTACCGCGTCATCCGCGAGCAGATCTTCGCCGACGCCGAGCGGTTCCAGGTCCAGAAGCTGGCGATCGACCGGTGGAACGCGACGCAGTTCGCCGTCGAACTGCAGGAAGAGGGCCTTCCGGTCGAGTTCTTCGGCCAGGGCTTCGCGTCGATGGCGGCGCCGACGAAGGAGATGGAGCGCCTGGTGCTCGCCGGCGCACTCGACCATGGCGGCCATCCGGTGGCGCGCTGGGCGGCCGGCAACGTCGCCGTCGAGCAGGACGCGGCCGGCAACATCAAGCCGGCGAAGAACAAGTCGACCGAGAAGATCGACCCGATGGTGTCGGCGATCATGGCGATCGGCGTGATCGCGAAGGGCGGTGAAGAGGTGGTCGACCTCAGCAGCTTCCTCGCCAATCCAGTGATGGCCTTCTGATGGGCGCGCTGGTGCGGGCAATCTCGGCGCCGTTCAGGCTCTATGCGGCGATTTCGGACGAGGTCGCGAAGGAACGGCGCCTGCGCCTGACCGACGGCAATGCCTGGAGCACCGAGTTCGGCCGCGAGAGCCATGCCGGCGAGGTCGTCACGATGGACAGCGCCATGCGGCTGTCGACCGTGTGGGCCTGCATCCGGGCGACGACCCAGGCAGTCGCGGCGCTGCCGCTCGCCACCTACGAGAAGCGCGACGACGGCAGCCGGGAGAAGGTTGACGATAACCTGTCGAGCATCCTGGGCGACAGCCCGAACGAGGACCAGACGGCGCTCGAGTTCTGGGAGACGATGGTTGCCTGGCTGCTGACCGGCGGCAACGCCTATGCCGAGAAGGCCTTCACCGGCCCGGCGCTGTCGGCGCTGCAGCCGCTGCCGGGCAACCGGACGACGCCTGTCCGGAAGAACGGCCAGCTGATCTATCGCTTCACCGACCGCGGCAAGGTCGAGGAGCTGCCGCGCGACAAGGTATTCCACCTGAAGGGATTCGGGCAGGGCCTTACGAACCCCGACCTCGGCCTCTCGCCGATCGCTTACGGCACGAACGCGATCGGCGCCGCGACCGCGGCCGACCGCATCGCCGGCAGCACGTTCGCGAAGGGCCTGCGCCCGAGCGGCCTGCTTCAGGCGACGTCCATACTCACGGCGGATCAGCGCGAGCAGATCAGGGAGAACATCATCAAGCCGCTGCAGGGCGCCCGGAATGCCGGCGGCATCGGCGTCCTCGAAGGCGGCCTGACGTGGCAGAACGTGTCGCTGAACCCGGAAGACGCGCAGCTGCTCGAGACCCGGCGATTCAGCGTCGAGGAGCTGTGCCGATTGTTCGGGACGCCGCCGATCATCATCGGTCATGCGGCTCAGGGCCAGACGATGTGGGGGACAGGGGTCGAGCAGATCCTGCTGTCCT